TACAGAACGTATGAGCTGAGCCTTGTAGCCAAGGGGTGTGATGGGCTGGTATATTGTAAAATCTACCAGTTCCATCGTCCGTCTTGGTCCACGTAGTTTACCATGACTATGGTAAGACTGAGGGGGGAGGGATAGAACTTTCGTACGACGACTCGCTAAGTAAAACCAAGCGAGATAACGTCTGTACTCAGCACAACTTTTCTGAGGTTGCGTTGATTCTACTAAACCAAGCCGCATAGTGTCACCGTTATAATTGGTGTAACTAGGGCTCCATTTTTTAGGATCATCACAAATAAACCAAAGATCGTGTTCCGCAGGGGGCCCTACCAATTCGGTAAGGACCCATTTTGGAACCGCACTAAGTAGATTTTGCCAAATAAACAGCAATCTCCATTTTAGTCGCGTGGTGGTCGACGCTTGGTAGCGTCGAAACACACTGTTGCAATTTTTAATATAAGTATTAATATTCGCTTCAGCATCTAGGTCTCCTTTGAAAAAGAAATTACGTACTGGCTCGCCGTTAAAAAAATCAGCGCCACAAGATTCACGGAATGGACCATCGGAAAAAGTTTTCTGATAGTTAATTCGGAATCCCAGCAATTCTAATAATTGCTTGAGAAGTGGATACGCTCTTTTAACAACAATCATGTCATCACCATACACAGACCAATTGACGTCACATAAAGTGATATCTAAGGATTTATATACAGCTCTAATGGCAGCACCAAATATAGCGGTTTCTAATTCGAACGTATAACCATTTCCCATTGAGGAAAATCGCTCGTTCGGCATGGAAACGCCTTTATAGGTGCACCACGGGACACGTAGATCTTCAATCCATGATAAAAAATCTTCATCATAATTGAACAAGTACCGGACTAACTCAGACGCAATAAGACCCGACGCGCTAGTCAAATCCACGGTGACAATGTCATCGTAGATCGACGCTTCACGCGCAAGATCCTGATTGCGTTGTTGGTTCGATAGATCTATACCCCATTTTTGGCGGAGTTGGCTTTTCATCCATCCTCCTGTACCTAATTGAAAATATAGGTTCAGAGAAGGTTGTATACCAATGGAACGACGTATTTTGTACGTCTTATCTACGGTGCCAAACCGCTCAGCAAGGGTAACTTCCAGAGGTGGAAGGTCTCCCTCGATTGTTTCGTAGAGGCTACGAAACCGTAACGCGGCCACAGCAGGGGTGGCCGATAGAAGTGAGAGTTTTCGCCACAAAGGCGATTCTCTATTAGAAGATGCGCCATTACCATGGTGCGCGAAACGCAAAGTCCTGTAAGGCGTAAAGCCAGACACAAGATCTTGCAAGTCTATCTTCATATTTTCAAGGAGTTCTGCAGAAATATCCGTACCACCAGAGGTGGTAGGGGAATAACCGCGAGCACGTGCTTTAAACACTTGATTGGTTCGATAATTTTGAGCTTCGCAAGATGCTTCCATTTTCATGGTTGCCTTGACGAGGTCCGAATTATTAACCTGTTTAGTGAATAGAGCCTTTCTCCAGGCGTCAGAGGGTAACGTAGATGTTACGTACTCTAACGAACTTCCAAAGGAAGGTTTTGGAATAATAGCTGTTGGAGAAATCTCAACATCTATGTCCATGACCTTACTTATTACTTTTGCTAATATGGTTTTACGATCGAACACCAAGGAGGTGTGTTGACTGACAAACCGTGATTGTTTTGGGTCAAAAGTTGGTGAACGGCTGATTAGCACGTTCGTACATTTTTGTGGGTGACCCCCTTTGATGGCTCGCTTCATAGCTCGCACATCTTTGGTAGGCGCACCCTGCTCCAACATAATTGCAATGATAGACATATACAATTTTCCTTATTAAAAAGTGACAACGAGATGGTACAACTAACACAATCTAACCGTGTATAGTAGCTCCATCACGCATTTGGCCTTCAATTAGCGAATTACGTAAAGCCATGATATGGCGTTCTACGTGATCTGCTCGTTGAGCCGGTGTCATCCAGCCTGGGACGTCTAAGACAGTCTCAGCTCGGAAGGGCTTTTTATAAGGGGTACCCTCAGCGTCCAATCCAGGTTGGCGCGAGATAAGTCTATCACGAGTAATCGAGTCGTTGCTATACGAACTCGGATTAGTACGCTTCAAGCTTACTGTTGCCGTTTTGGTAATGGGATCAGCCGGATCAAGGTACGACCATTTTTGATAGCTGCCGTCAACGGCCTCTACATTAAAAGTCTTACCTACAACGTCTGATACTGATGTCAATAGCAAACTAGCGATAGCTGGCATATTGTGTACTCCTTGGGGGTTGTCCCCATAATAGTTAATAAAAGAAATCCCAAAAGTGTTTAGATTCTAAACTTACTTTTTGGTAATCTCCAAGCGGTGAAAGGATTAACCTGACCATCAAAAGCTAAAGAAGCTAACGCAAATGTATCTAACATTTGTGGTAGCCCAATTCGGCGTTTATAATGGTTTGAGATTAAATCCATGTTGTACAAACTAGGGACAGGCATGGCAGTTCTGCCATAGCGCTGATAACGTGAGAGACAGGCATAATAGCTTCCGCTATTTTCCACGCTTTCGACGTTAAATTCCTGGTAAGTTCGTACGGGAAACTCAGTACGGTCCTCAGGGGTAAGCTTGTATACGCTGTGCGCAGAATTAACGCGACAGACATCCAAGTACTCCACAGAATCGAGCACAGAAAGCATATTTAAATAGGATCCGAACGGTATAAACCAATCGACCATCCAAGATAAAGGTGCTCCCTCATAAAGTGCAGACGGAATATTACCTAACTGAAAGTTAGCTGCTATTTCCGAGAACTGAGTTTTCGGTTTGCACACAGCGTAAAACCTCGTTTGATGATGGGTGCCAATCAAGGCCCTATTCCAACTAACGGGAACGCCTAGGTCAAGTACACGACCCGCGGCTGTTTTAACTGGTACAACAAAAGTATGGTTGTATTCGCCAACATAAGTTGAAGGCTTATACGATTCGCCATACCCGTCGTTGCGAAAAACAAAGTCATCTTTGGACATAAGCTCGGCTAATGCCAAAGCGTGATCCTCGATGTCTTTTACAAAGGGTCGCCATCCGTAACGATACTCCATCCATTTCTGGGCGGGCGTTAAGGAAGCTTTCCAAATTTTTCTCGCACGGCTGTTTCCTTTGATTCCTAGCGACTTACAAAACAAGCGGAATGATTTTCTATCACGCTTGTAGACTAGGTTGACTAGATATCCGAAGGATTCGAGGGTACTACGCACAAGAGACACGGTTTTCTGTGCCTCTGCGATAGTAACCCAAGATTGAGCAGTATTCCGAAGTCGCTTTGAAAAAGCTTCTAAGGCATAAAACTCAGCTCCGGTATTGTTATCAAAAACATAACCATTGCGGTATAAGTGCAACCCATTTCTATCATGCGTCGGATAATCCGTCGAATAAGACTTTGGGCTAACTGTAATACACGCATTCACAAGAGTAGCTTCGGTGTCTTGCGACCCGTAGTACTGCTCCTGCATGGAATCGCTCAATTTATTCCACCGATAGCCAGGCACATGGTATTTAACCTTGATGTTTGACTTAGGCGGTAAGCGACTTCCTTTAGGCTTGCCTTTTCCAAAGGGGTAAGAAGTGTTGTATACCGTATCAGATCCAAATCCATCATTTGTATGAAGGAGGTCCGATTCCGATATATAGACACGAGGTAGATCATACGACAATTCGCGGTTCTGCGTAATCATATCGGCATGGCCGTAATTGGTCATATATCCGAGGGTTTCCTCGACGTATATGCCAAAATCGGTAACCGTAGTTTTACGTTTCATCGTCATTGTTGTTTCTCCTTCCTCTCTTCTCAGCTAATTTAAATCACTTGATTTAAATTCAGAGCGCCTTATTATAGCGCACCTAACAGTTTTCAATGTTACCTATGTCGATAGGCAGGGTACTTTGTAAACAGAGCCATTTATGACTCACAAAATACACCGTGAAAAACAGTGTAA